CCTAATATATTATTACCTGGATATTTTACTTTTACTTTTTCACCAGTAAGATAATTTTCAACTTCAAATTCTTTCTTTTTTGATGAGTATTCATCATCAATTTTATGAACAAACTTTAAAACATCATCAACTGAAATATGATAATCTAAATCGTCATCTTTTTGTCCTTTAATCAATAAACAAGGTTTAAAGTTTTTAAAAGTAAAACTTTTCAAAATATCTTTATTATAATTTATTTCTAAAGTATCTTTTATAAAGCAATCTAATCCATTTTTTAAAAGTTCTTCTAATCCTAAACGATTTTTATAATCAATGTATGGTACCTCTGTTACACCAATGATTGGTTTAATCCAATCTTTTTTTGAGTTTTCTTTGTATATGTGTATATTGTTTGCTTCAAATCTCATTTTTTGCGATGCTGATGGTGTAGCATTTAAAACTAATTTGAAACCAGGTAAGTTGTTAAAATTATCATGCCATTTAAATGTTGCATTATATATACCATCTACACCTTTTGCATTTTCATCATTATTACTATCTAATCCTATACCCTCATCTCTTATTGCAAAAAATAAATCATCAACGTGACTGTTGACAAAATCTGAAACATTATTTTTTTGATCCGTTATAATAATAATTTTTATACCTTTAGCATTGGTATCGTAAGAATGTAAATCATAAGAATATCCTTGTGTTAAAGATGAATATAATGTTACATTGTATCCATCTTTTTTTAATCCTTCGATTAAATGTTGTTCAATGTCTTTTTGAAAAACCTCTAACAACTCATTTCTTGGTGCTTTAATGATAATAGTGCCATTTTCACTTTTAAATTTAACATATGCTTTTATGATTTTTTCAAGTATATATTGTATTAAAAAAGTTTTACCACCACCAGTTTCTAATTGTAATATTCTAAAATACTCATTTAATTTATTTTGATATGAAGTATCTTTTAATCCTTTTATAAAATCTTTTACAATTTTATCTGCAATTAATTGATAATTTCTTAAATATATTCCAGAATATGTTTTTATATTTGTTAAGTGTGGATTTAGTATTTTAAATATTTGTTCTTCTGTATTATCTATCATATCTCTCCATTATATAAAATTGAATCATACTAATAGTATATCATAAATTAACGGAATTGTCAAGTATGTATAGGGTGTGCTAATACAGCACACTTTGTTTTGATGGTTTTAATATGTAATTATATGACCCAATATAATCAATAATTTCATATCCCATTTTTATTAATAAATTGATTCCGTTTTGTTTTCTTCTACTATAAAAATAGTTATGGTCTTCTATAAAGATAATTGGATTATTATTCTCTATGGTTTTTGTTGCACCTTCAAGCAAACTTACCTCGTGTTTTTCTACATCTATTTTTATAAAATCAACCTTTGATAAATTAAAACTATCTAACGTTTTGGTTTGTATTTGTATTATCTGACTATTGTTTTTTACGAGGTCGCTTTTATATTCTAAGGTACTTTTGCCAGTGTTTATACCAGTGTAAACTTTCATATCAACTATGCTTTCTTTGTTAGATAAAGCATACTCGTTTAAAGTTATATTACTTTCAGTACAATTTTTCTTATGGCACTCTATATGTCTTGGTACAGGTTCAAAGGCAATAACATTTTCAAATATAGGAGATAGTCTTTTAGACCAAATACCTACATGTCCACCACAATCTATTGCTGTTCTTTTATTTAAGAGAAATTTGATAATCTTTTTAAATTGTCTTATTTCGTATTTAACACCCCATTTGTTATAGATGTCATTATCGGGTACCCAAAATTGTTTATCTTTAGTAAGACGCATTGTATTAATGTGGGTGCCTAATTAAAGGCACCCTTTTGAGAAAGTGAGAGAGATAGATTAGGAATCGTCCTCAGCAAGTTTACTAAAATACGATAGGTCATCGCTATCGTTGGACTCATCCTCTTTCTCTACCGAGTTGTTAGAAGTATTGGGTACGTCATTACTGACAGGTGGGAGGTCAATATCTTCGACAGACTCGGTACTTCTTTGTCCAGTAAGTGTCTTATTCAGTTTCTCTTTGAGTTCATCATAAGACTTAAAATTACTTGGATCAATGAAGGGCTTTAGAGCATATTGAGATTTCCATATTTTGTCAATCTCCTCATCAGTAGGTTTTAATCTACTAACTGGCTCAAATTCAGATTTATCATAATTCCAATAACCATCAACTTTTCTGATTTTTAATTTAAAGTTTGCACCTTCCCAAAAATCAAATGGGTTAACAGCCTTCTCATCTTCAAACGCTGGGTTCATCGCTTCTGTAATCTTATCAAATATTTTTTTACCAAACTTGAATAAGAAAACTTTACCTTCGTTTTCAGGATGTTTTGGATCTGATACTACAAAGATATTAGAATAGTATTGTAACTTTCTTTTTCTCTTTCTAGCAATTTCTTTATCGGCTTCTATGCCTGTATTCCACAATCTAGTGTTTTCTTCAGACACAGGATCTTTTTTGTTTAACGTTGTTAAACTATTTTCAATATACCATTGACCACCTGGTCCTTGAAATGCGTGGTGCCAAACTCTTTGCCAAGGCATATCTTCACCTTCTACTGCTGGCAAGAATCTGATTACAGCGTAACCATTACCTGATTTATCAAGTTCTGGTTTCCATAACCTATCGTCTTGGTATTTGTTTTTCTTTTCTGGTTGTTCGATTGTATTTTCTAACTTCTTTGTTAGAGTATCAAAGTTTGTCTTTGATCTATTTTTTAGGGCTTCTAATGCACTTGACATTGTATATATCTCCTTGTATGTATTGTTTTATATATTAATTTAAATATTAATGTAAGTATAATATTATTTATGCTTATTTTTCCACTCATTGTAATTTTTTGCCCAATTTTTTGGATTAGGACATTGTTTGTCTTTGATTTTTTCTTTCAAAAACTCACACACATTACTAATTCGTTCTAGCATATTGTATAAAAAATTATCTAACATATAATACTCCTTATTTTAATAATCATTATATCACTTTTTACTAAATTTGTCAAGCCTTAAAAAGATACTATTCTTTTACCTACCTTTTTAGGTTTGACTAAAAAATTACCAGATACACTTATTCTCTCCTCATCTACCCAAAAAGGTGGAACATAGTGTTCTAAATTTGATGGGAAGATAAACATTAAATTTTCAAAAGGTTTAACTGGAAAATTTGTTGACATAGCCTCACTAACTTTATCACCAAAACTAAATACAATTTCACCTGCTTGTTGTGAATTTGAGTTTGCTTGAACAGAAAATATTTTTTCAGGTACTTTACAAAAAATTACAAATGACCATTTACCACTATGAATATGTTGAGGGTTAAAATCATTTTTATATTGATAATTTATCCATAAAGCATCTAAAAAATACTCACCTTGAACATATTTTCTTATACCAATTGGCACTTCAGTCATATTTTTAATCCAATCTTTTGAATTAAATTTATGAAGATTGTCAATAAATCTGTTTAAATAACCTAGTAAATATTTTTCAGCCTTTAAAGTATATTCTTCCTTGTATTTGAACGATCTACCTTGTTTAAAATTACCAGCAAGTTTCATACTCCAATCGTCTTCATCTTTTAACTTTTTACCCTCATCTAATAATTCTTTTACAAACTCCTCATCAACTTCAGTTTGAAAAATAGGTGGACCAAATGGATATATTATCTTATCGCCAGTATCACATTGTTGATGTGCTACATTTGTATAAAATTCTTTTATTATTTTCATTTATTAATCCTATCAATTAATTGTGTTTGAGTGATGTATTTTAATCTGCCGTCTTTTTCCCATTTATTCCAATGTTGAATTTTAGAATTTGTAGGAGTTGTATCTATGTCTTTGTTAACTTTAAAAAATTGTATATTTGAATTCCAATCCATTAAAGTGTACCATTGATTAATCCAATTTACTGCTGGCGTAGCACCTGCGTCATTAGGCTGATAGTTAGTAGAACCTTTGTACATATTATTAATTTTATGATTATCACTTACTAAATCGTGTCCTATCATATATAATTCTTTTGGTTTCTCATTATTAATTGCTACAAAACCACTTGAAGCACCACACGCCCAACCGTGATCTTTATATTTGTCCCAACAATCCGATACATCTTTTGCTTTATCATTATTTCTAATCCAAGAAATATATATCTTTGATTTATGTATCTTCTCTTGTATTATTTCTTTTGTTGCCCTAGGATGTGATTTTTTTAAATTTTTTATTATTGATACCATACCTGATAGTGTAGTGCCGTGTACTACAAAATGAGTTGCTTTATCTTTGTATTCTTTGTTTTCTTTAATTACATCATAATCTTTTAAATTTTCAAGTTCTTGGTGATCTAAAAATCCAGCAACAACTTGATCATACATTTCTACAGGTAATTTAGACCAGTTTCTAAAATAACAAGGGACTTTCATAGAATAACCACTATGATAAATTTCGTGTATAATACCATTATCAACAGCGGTCAATACATCAATCAGTTCAGGATAATCTCTATAAATGGCATTACAACCATAAACTTTACCTTTACCTTTTAATATGTTAAGGTCAAAGTCTTTTCTACTTTCACCATTACCTATACAAAATACTTTACTCATATTCTTTTGTTACATCTGTTACTTTTACATCACCAAATATATCTATTCTATATCCCTGGTGTTTATATCCGTGTGCTTCCCAATCTGAATTTTCTTCAGCTAATTCTTGTAGTGTTTCTTCATCAACATTATGACAATTATTATAATCTACAGAGCAAATATCTTCCATATCTGTTTCATAGATACCATCATCATCTTCGTAATTGTCTGAATCAAAATGGCCTTCTTCTTCTATTTCTTTTTTAATTGTATCAACATCTTTATCTGTTTTAATAATAATATGTCCCCAACGATTAGTTTCTTCTACTGAAAATCTAATTTCATTACCATCGTCTTCGGTCATCGCCCAAAAATCATTTAACACATATGACTTTTTATTTTCTGATTGTATTTTAATATATTTTTTAGTCATCATTTTCCCAACTTGTATTTGTGTCTATGTCATAACCGCCTTTGTTAGCAGTCCACCAATCTTCATCTGTATCGTAATCGCCTTGATAAACATAATCTCTTGCCTTTTCATCTTCTTCATCAAACAATCTTTTAAATTCTTCAACTGAACCAAATTCAGCAATAATGTCATCTTCATCTAAAACGTATTTCTTTTTAAGATTTACTTTATGATATTCAATATCTTCAACCCATAACTCTTTTTTTTCATTTGTATTATTTTCACTCATCACCTTTGTCCCTTGTTATTAAATTATCTGGTTTATCTATAGGTATACCTGTTCTATCAAACCATTTATTTTTTACATTGTAAACATAGCCCAAAGAACCGTCTGATAGTTTGATTGATTTCTTATCAATCTTACCATCGTAGGTAGAACCATCTTTTAAAACTAATTCTAATGTGCCGTGTAGATTTTGATAGATTCTATCAATTGTTTTATCACCATATTTGTTTGACTCTGGTATCATACAAACAC